CCTTAGCTGGGCCTAAGCGGCATAATTTTTCTAATACGACCATACGATTGGTTGGATCAATAATACGGGCATAAACCTGTTGATCACAAGCAATATCGAACGGAACTCTATCCGGAGTTAATACTCTAAAGATTAGACGATTATCTATTCCCTTATGTGCTTTCATTGCAATAACATTATTCATCGGGCCGTTATCCTTACATGGGCAAAAGGTATCGCCGAGGGCTAATAATTCCCAAACGTGATCGTAGAGGTACATTTTGTGAAAACTAATATCCATTTATCCCTGCCTTTTGTATATTTATCACGCAGGGCTTCAAAAAAAGTTTCTGTTCCGTTAAAAGTATATAAATAAGTTCGTATGATAAACTTAGAAGAAATCAAAGAAAAATTCCCCTTTCTTACCGGTATTAGGTGTGCTAATCATGAATTCATCGGAATTATCCAAAATTCTGATGATAAAATTATTAGTTTCTACGATTATGAATCTATCCGTTCTCCCGAAGAGAAGATACAATTTCTCGAACATGGTGAGATCTGGTGGTGGGAGAGCAATCGTTTGCTTCCTATCAATATTTTCCTGCAAGGTCAGATGACCCCGTTTCGATATTGCATGAGAACAATTGTAAATAAAGACGTAGAAATATTATTTGGCTCGGTAACAAGTCTAAATAATATTATGAAGAAGCGCATTAAGAAGCGCCAAATTCAACTTATAAGAAGAGCGGATTAATCCTTAGCCATTTTCTCTATCAGTAAATTCAAGTCCACGACAATTGCTAAGGCATAGGAAATACCGTGGGCGCGTTTGAACTGATACTTTTCCTCACCTGCATTTTTTATCCATACTTCACGTCTAATCTTATCCCAAGATTCTTTCTGTAGATGTGCTTTTGCTGGTCTCATTATTGCAAGCATCATAGCAATGTCTTCTACACTCTTTGGTTTATAGTGTTTCAATAAATGACTATATCCCTTAAGATGGAATAATTGATCGGTAATCTCTTCAAATTCAAAGAAGTCCCAGGGAGGTTCTCTATCAATTAATTCTAATAGATGCGCTTCGTCCCTAACTCTCTCATACATGTTAACATTAAGAAAGTCAATCTTAAAATATCCGTATTCATTTGCAATTCTGTGATCCAATGTAGAAATATTTGTAGTTGGATCACGTGGAATATTTTGAAAGTATACACCAGTGTTATGTTTATCGTATTTGTCATTAGCACGATCAATTCGGCCAAAGATACATTCGATACCCTTTAAGATATCATCTCGATTAAAACAATCAATATCAACGTCAGTTGTTACTTTTTTCATATGAGAATTTTAATTTGAATGCCAATAGGTCTTCATCGTGTTCGAATCCATACATAGCACTTGCACCATTACCACCGTGGTGTATTATAGCATAAATATCGGCATTAGTTTCGTTTGCCCAAGAGACTAAATCACCATATGATACATCCCACTCTTTGAGATCGATTACATTCATATGCCGGCTTGCTCCAATAGATTCTTAATATAATTAACATCGTCGTCAGACTTTTTAAATTTCTTCATCCAGAATCCAGCATCAATGATAGATCCAATCATCGGATTATGATCTTCTGTAAATCTGCCTATTAGATTATCTCCCGATACACACAAATATAATACCCAGGGACTGATGCGACCAGTCCTAATCATGTAGGCGGCTTCGTTTGCCGAGATACTAAAGAAGAAATCGCTGAAGGGTATATAGTTTTTCTCGCACCACTCCATAATACATGTTATGGTTCTATCTGTCGCTGTGGCCGCAGGTTCTTTCTTAACTAAGTCATCTATATAGGTATCGTAGACGAAATCTTTTGTCCAATCTTTTAGCTTCACACTATTCATTATAACGAATTCAATAAACTGATCTGGATAGATAGGTTTAAGTGTGGCCAGATGATTACCAAATTTTACAAAATCAATGTAATACGGACTATCAATAAATTCTTGACTCGTCTTAGGTTTCTTACTATTCATTGTTATTTCATAGAACTTTTGGAAGGTTCTAAAACCAAACCTAGTTCCAGCTAAATTTGCATCAGCATGACGCCTCTTCTTAACACACATATGGGTAGTTAATGTGCTTTCTTTATGAAACTTTGATCCGCAGAACCTACATTGATAAGACTGGTCCATAGTTTTCTTCTTTGCCAACAAGGTTATTTTCCCTTAGCGTAATCCTTGAGTAATTCTTTTATAGTCTTGTCGTCATAACTATTCTCCTTAAAGAATAATTCTAGATCGGACTTTGAGTTCATCTTAAAGAATAATTCAAGCTCATCATCTCTTAAAGATGGGAAGAACCCCAGTATTACTTCTTCAAGTTTATTCTTGATCATGCCCTTAGGAGCCTTCAGGAATTTTCTCATCGGACTTCTTCCAGTCCCGCATAATGTTAAGAGCATCCACTGCAATTCTTCATGGCCTGCTATCCCCAATGTTTTCTTTGGTGATAATGCCGAGAAGTTAACATTAACAAAATCGTTTACATTTAGCAAATAATCGGTTTGTTCTCGATCAGATGCAGATGAAGTCATCCATCTCATCAATAGCCAAGGGCTGATGCCTTTCTTCTCTTCAGCAGATAACTTACCGTAGAAGGATTTATCTTTACGATCAATTGCAGGCAATACAGTTTTGAAGAGATCAAGTGTATACTTTTTCTTTTCTTCTACTTCAACTGTTTCAACCGCATCTGGATTTAGGGAAAAGAATTCTTCTCTCCAATCTGTAATATCGTTACTCAAAGAGTGCTCCAATATCGATCACATCCGGCAATTTACTTACTTCTTTAACAAATAAGATGCAATTAGGGAATGGTTTATCTTCAACTGGAACAACTAAGATATTACCATTCTTTAGTTTTGGAAAATACCATTTTATTTCTGCATAGACATTGGTGATATTTATTTCTTGTGGCTTTGGGACCATATGTCGTAGTGGATTAAAAACCATAGTATGAAATCCCCTGTCATTTAGGCTTGTTAAAGGCATAATTTCGAGATCACTATAATCTTCGTCGCATACTAATATAGACCAATCTAGTGGCATCTGCACTGTAAATTCTCCAACCTTCAATACAACTGCTGGTGCATGGAAGCTCTCTAAGAAGATAAGTGGAATAAAGAAGTAATCTGGATTCTTTGGATCTGAATAATCAAGCACACAATATCTAATGTCCTCAATCTCATTTGGAATCTTATCGAGATTATACGCTCTATTTTCGTTTGTTAATATATTCATTATATTTTTATTGCAATTTCCATTGCTTCCTTCATATCTAATAATTCGGTGGCATGTAAATCGTATACATCAACTCCACATTTCATTAGAAAATCATCTAACATATTCTGAACACCTGAATGACGTAATGCCATAAATGTAATATCTACACCCTCTTCGGTATTATAAAATAATCGAATTATTTCCTGAGTTCCGTACTTGTTTATATCGTTATAAGTCAATACCCGAACATCTTTAAAGTTATTAGCCTGAAAGAATGTTATAATTAATTCCTTATGCTTTATTAAAATGGATGTGTTAACTTGTTCCACTAGTAATTTACCTTCTTAATACTAAACGGATATTGCTGTTCAGTATAAAATTTCTTACGCTTAGTCAAATGTCGCTTGGAGAATTTACAATTTGAACATACATCATATACATTTACAAAATCCTTATCCTCTGCAACTCTAATACCTCTACCGATACTTTGAATAACACGAGTAAAACTCTTGCCTGCTTCAAAAAGCACAAGATTGAAAATACGAACAATGTTAATACCTGTCGAGGCTACACCATAGGTAGCAATAATAATCTTACCATCAACTTCCTGAACTTCGGCGTACTCTTCCTTGCGATCCTTTGACTTCATCTTACCCGATACAAAGACCGAATCGGGTATTAGCGATTGTAACATTTCACCAGTCTGTACGCGATCAACCAGAATAAGTGTGCTGCCTGACTCCGCCATTGCTTCTATCTGTTTTGCAAGGAATCTTAAACGGAGTGGACTTGTTGTCAACCATTTTAGCTCTGCCTGATAGTTATCGAATGCAGCTTCACCTAAATCCTGCATCTGCCATACATTCACATGTAGTTGTGCAAGGATTCCTTTATCCTGAAGCTCTTTAGTATTGATTGCTCCAAGCAATGGTCCGATGGTAGAAATAACTGCGATCTTATCTGCGTCTTCTTCCGGCATCGTTCCAGTCAATCCCCAGCGAATGGGAGCCTTCGCTAAATAGGTCGACAATAGCTTTCTCAATACATCGGCTTTTGCTTTGTGAACTTCGTCCACCATAACGCAAACCACACCCTCGAAGAAAGCATTTATATCTATCTCTAAATCTATTTCTTTTGAACGCTTTGCTAGGCTTTCCAAACTTTGCCATGTGCATATTGTGTGGGTCTTCAAATACTCTTTTCTATCACCGAAGAATACACCCACATCTAATCCCAAGTTCTTATAATCTTCTTCGGTTTGTGTTACTAAATCCTTTGTCGGCACAATAACGATGCTACGACCGTAAGGCTGAACCTTATGGCTTAAAATTGCTGTAATTATGGTCTTTCCCGCACCGGTCGGGGCTATGTTTATGCCCGTGATGTTGTTGAGGTATGAGTTGATTACTTCAACTTGGTGATCACGCAAGGTAATACCTTCGCCTTCCTTAACGTGCCCCTTTGGCCACTTGATGTGCGCGTAGCTATCTTCCTCTACTTCATCAAATTCAAAGTCTTGTGTATGATCACGTTGATCTTCTATCTCAACCTCATAACCACCTTCCTGCACAATAGGCAGTAGAATGTCAAGTAAGTTTAGATACGAGCGTGCCCCAATATCACAGAAAGACATTTTCCCATCCCAGCGACCCAGTTTAAAAGCTGGTGTATGGCGTGCATAAGGGAGAATGAATTCAAGTGATTGAACCATTTTACGACGAGTGGCAACATCAAGACCTTCGAACTTGATATTGACTTCGTCTTGGATTATCAGATTTGTTATCATAAACTTGCGTCGTCCAATCCTGCTATTCTAAGTTTTATAATGTGCCCAGTCATGAAATTTTTCGCTTCAAAACCCTTGGATATCCCAAGAAACTTATTTCGTAATAATGCAACTTCATTGACGAGCAAAGTTGTATCGACGATGCTTTGCACACCATCCACATATTTTTCCGCATCTCTTGAACTAAGAAGTTTGTTATAGGCTTCTAGGAATTTCTTAAACTCGGCTGATCTTTCTTGCTTCAGTTTTATATTAAGATATTCAAGGACAGCCTCTATCTCTTGAAGCTGTGCAAAACGTTGTTCAACTAGACCGGGAAGTTCTCCAGCATGCCTTTCGAGAGACTTTCCCTTTAAGGAAAGCTCTCCTCTGGCTACATCTAGTTCGTTTTCGTAGAAATCAATGAACGCTGGCACATATGACAGATCCGAAGATACTTTATAATACCAACTTGACACTCTTATTCCTTAAAGTTGATGAACTCTCTTAATGGCTATTTCCATTGCCTGTGTTAATAACATGGCACGTTGGGTTCTTGACATTAACATTCTCTTGATTGCCATAGCGCGAGGAGGGACATTTAGGTCTTCTGCCAGGGCCTTATGTACCCTAGTCAAATTGACTGGCTCTGAAATCCACATCACGTAATCTGCACCCACAGTCGCATCCTTCATGGAATCTCTAAACTGCTGGATTGTCGTCATGGATTTCAGTGCATCCTTGCTCTTGATCGTTTCGAGTAATGCCTCGCCAAATTCACCAGCTGTGGCCATCATCCTGCTCCTCATCAAGTTCTTCTGGGTCTGCTAAATGGCTTCTGACCGCGGCACGTAATTCTTTGTCAAGGTCTTCATCCATTAATTCATCATCAATAAGACCGAATTCATCAAATACAACAACTAGAATATCGGCCACTTCTAGTCTTTCTTTCGGAACAATATGGGACTTAATTCTAGCCCATAGTTCTAATAACAATTCATGATTTTCATTAACCATATTATGCCTCTATTGTCTTTTCATCTTTCTTAATAGCCTTAAAAAGGCCACCGGGTGTAGCCATTACATCAGCCATTACATCATCCAAACATCCATCGACATTTTTATTCCATTCTTTCTTGAATAGTTTATGTACTTTTCCAGCATGTGTTATGTAGACATATCTATTACCATCTTTGGTAAGTAATTTATCTTCAAACATTTCAAACAGTCCAGAATATGCATCTAATCCGCCCGAATATGGAATCTTAAGTTGTGTGCCTTCAAATGGCTTATTGTA